GGGGCACCGGGAGCGGGCTGGCCGCCATCCGGGGACGCACTCCCCGGTCCAGCCCCCCCCGATGATCCGGGGGCGTCGGCCACGATGGGGCCGACCGCCCCGAGCGGGGCCGTGGCCCGAGGGGTCGCTTCGGCCGTCAGTTCGGGCGGCAGGGCGTCGGCCCGGATCGCGAGCGGGCTGGCAAAGGGCTTTTGCATGGTCGTTGCTTCTCTCATGGTCGGGCCGCTCCCACACGGGCGGCGGCATAGGCGGGCAAGGTCACAAGCGAGACTTCGGACAGGCGGGCGGCGGTCACGACCAGTCGGCCGTTTTCCCGGTAACCCTCGACGACGTCGGCGCCGATGGAGAACCCGTCGAGGATTCCGTCCAGCGCATCCGAACGGGCGTCGGCGGCCGTGCGTGAGCGCCCCATGGCGAAAACGCCCCGCAGGCCGTCGGCGCCGTCCTCCCACGCCACCGGGCGCCCCACGGGGCGGGTCAGGTCATGGTGAAGCACCAGCCGCACCGACGTATCCCCGGTGAGCGACCCGGGGGCAAATGCGACGGGTTCGGGCGCCCCGTGCACCATGGCGGCGACATTCCACGGGACCACCAGCCCCGACAGATCGGTCCCCTCGGGGTCGGGTTCGTCGAGCGGTAGCCCGGCCGTCATCACCAGTTGCACCGGGCGTTCGGCCCGCACCCGGACGGGCGAGGGCGCCGCCGACGTGACCAGCAAATCGGGTTCGGGATGCGATGCCACGGCCCCGGACCCCGGCGTCGGGAGGGTCACGGCCGCCGGGGCGTCGGGGCCGATAGCGGGCAGCCCGAGGAATTCCCGCCCCTCGTCCCGGGTCAGCACTTCCAGCGGGACCAGCGCCTCGACCATTCGCACGACGGTTCCCGTGTCCGGGCGCATCATCCCCGACACGTCGAAACGCACCGACTGACCCCGGGGTGTGACATCTTCCGAGGACAACCGGGTTTCGATCGCCACTAGGTAGGGCAGCATCGCCCCGAGGGATTGCAACCGTTCCCCCTCGACGTTCCGATATGTCAGCGACGTGCCCGAGGGCGCCGACGCCAGCATCCCCGAGGGCACGCCCGACAAGCGGGCGATTTCCAAAACGGATTGCTGGCGCCCCTCGACCAGTTGCAGCGACCGGGCGTCAAATCCCATCGTGTCCACGTCGAGCATTGCGTTTAGGTAGGCCGTCGCCCGGTCCCGGCGCCCCTTGCGCCAGTCCTCCAAAATCTCTTTCACCTTTTCGGGCGGGAGGTCGACGCCGCTTCGGTTCTTCAGCACCACCGACGGGACAGGTTCGTCGGCGTATCGCTTCGCCGCTTGTTCCAGCGCCAGCGATGTCCGAATCGCCCGGGACCCGGCCACGCACCAGCCGTTCGGGACCGGGCCGTGAAACATCAGCACGTCAGCGGGCGGCAGGATCACGTCGTCAACCTGGAAAGCTTCGATAACTGGCCCGATGCCCGGGGTGTAGGTGACCTGCGGGTGCGTCACCTCGGGGTCGAGGTTCACCACGGCCAGCGGGCGATCGTCGTCACTCCGCAGCATCACCCGCCAGAAGGCGACGCCCGATAGCGCCAAATGTTCCACCGTGCGGCGAATGGTGAAGGCAAGCGGCCGTTGTTCGTCGGGTTCGGGATGGCCTAAAAACGTCCCGGTCGGGATCGCCTCGCCGTACCCGTTGAATCGGCGCAGGGCCAGGGCCGCCGCCCCCCCGGCGATGATTTGCAGCGCCCCGGTCACGGCCGGGACCGACCGCGCTTCGGCCGGGGTGACGGGTCGCGACCATTCGTCCCCGATCGGTAGCCCGGTCATGGATTCCGGCAGGCCCGCCGCTTGGGCGTCCCGTTCTTCACTGGCTGCGGTCACCTTGCGGCGACGAATGGGCATCGACGACGGCCTACTCCGGGGGTGTGACAGGTCCCCGTTTCAGCAGGTCAGGGGTCGATCATTTCCACCGATACGGGCTTTTCGGGGTGTTCCGCTTGGAGGTCCATGATCGTCCGATAGTTCCGACATCGGATCGTGCACGGCCGCACGACGAACGCCTCGACGCCTTCCCGGGGCACGGTCAGAATGATGCACCCGCAATCGAACAGACCCGCCGACGTTGCTTCGGTGAATCTCACCCGAAAAGCACTTGCGGGACGGGCGGCGGGTTCGCCGCCGCCGACGCCGCCAGCGTGACCGCCACCAGCGGCGAAATATCGGCCGTTGGCAGGCCGCCCGCCCACGCCCACGACCCCGCCAGCTTGCGCCGGGTCGAATCCCTTATTGCCTGGTCGATGGCGTCCTGGCCCCGGTGCGCCACCCGTCGGGCCATCACCGCATCGTAAAGCGTTTGGCACGCCGAAACGTAGTCGCCCGTTCCCAAACCCTCGACCAGCAGCCCGGCCGGGGCGGCGGCGTCGATCAGCGCCCGGGCGGGTCCCGCATAGTTCCCGATGATGGTCGAGGGCCGATGTCGGTCCCGCATTTCGGCCAGCTTCGGCAGTAACCAGTCGGTGCCCGCCCGATGCGCCACCAGTTCCACCACTAGCCGCCCGTCGTCGGCCCGGGATGCGGCGGCGATCGCCGCCCATTTGCGATCGGTCGACACGTCGAAACCGAACGCCATCCCCGAGGGCGCCACCGTCACCGTCGGGGAGTGACATTCCAGCCAGATCGAAAGCGGGATTGCGGCCGCTTCGGCGCCGACGGTCCAGCGGTTCAGGTGCGCCCGGGCGAATTCCGATTCGGACATCACGCCATGTGCATCCCGCAACGCCGCTTCGGTGATGGTCACGCCGTAGGCCGGGTTTGCTTCCGCCCATGACGCCGGGTCGGCCGGGTCATGGTCGAGCGGGGAGGTCCAGTTGAAATAGGCCACGTCGCCCGCCTCCCCGGCGTCGACCATCTGGCGCAACCAAACCGACGCCGCCACGCCCGCCGTCGAGGCAAGCCACAGTTGCGGGTCGGGCCGGGCGATTTGCGTCGGCCGGACGGATTGCGCCAGCCGTAGGTCATAGTGCGACCACGCCTCATCGACCACCACCAAATCGAACGAGTACCCGTGGCCCGATTTTTCCGACGGCGACAGGCAATGGGCCGACGATCCGATCCCGTCGAGGTCGATATGCGCGTTTCCCTGCGATCGGATCACCCGGGGCCGCAGTTCGTCGGGCATGAAAGCGAAGCGGGCCGCCAGCGGGTCATAAAGCACCGACGCCGCCGCCCGCAAGCTTTGGGAGGTCATCCCGACCGTCATCCCCGGCCGGGTCAGCCGTTCCGCAATGAGGGCTTGCAGCAAAACGGATTTCCCATTCTGGCGGGGGACGGTCACGACGACCGTTCGGTGCCGGTACTGGCCTGTCGACGGGTCACGTTCTAGCGCCCGGTCGAGGACCAGCCGTTGCCATGGCATCAGCCGCACCCCGAGAACCAGCCGGGCCACGGCCGCCGCCCGGCCGCCGTCGGTCGGGCCGTCGCCCGCTGCCGGGCAATAGGCGGGCGTCGGACACGGCGGGAAATCCGGCGCCGTGGCCTCCGGGTCGTCGTAGTCGAGGTCGACCGCCGCCCGTTCGATGTCGGCCAGCCACGACCCGACGACCGGGTCCGGTTCCACCCCTACGGCGGCCGTCATCCGTCCCCCGGGCCGTCCCCTGGCCCGCCGCCCGGGTCGTCGGGCGGTTCGGCGTCCGGGTTGTTGGGCAGGTCGGCCGAGGGCGGGCGCAGCGCCGGGTCGACGCCGACGCCATGGCGGGTGACCGCCCACGCCAGCAAGAGGGCCAAATCGTCGTCGGACAGCAGGGCGGGCACGATCCCGGCCAGCCACGTCCGGGCCGTCGAGGGCAGCGTCCCCGGATCGGCCGGGGCGCCCCCGAGGGTCGACCCGTTCGTGCGGGGCGATGCCGTGATCGCGCTTCCGCCGTCCCGGTGCCCGTTGATTTCGATTCGGGCCGTGTCGGTGAATTCCCCGACCACCAGCACCGGGGCGCCCGCCTGCGGGATCACCAGTGAGTCAGCGATGCCATTCCCCGTCGCCGCCCGCCAGCCCGTCGAGGCAATCAGCAAGCACGGGACGTTCGTTGAGCCCGGCGCCCGGGCCGCCCAAATTCGTTGCTGGCCCACGGCCGCCAGCCGCCCGCACCAAATCAGCGAATAGGGCAGCCCGAGGTCGGGCAGATCGGCCCGGCCCAACTGCGCCCCGCTGGCGTCGACGCCTGCCCCCGATCCGGCCCGGAACGTCTGTCTCGTCGCCCCGACGGGCACAAGGGCCGGGAGGGCCGTCGGGCGGGTTTCGTCGGGCCACAGGGCCACAGAATCCCCCTCGACGTAGCCCCGGGCGTGGAACGCCTCGCCGTCGACGGAATGGACCGTCGACCACGCCAGCCCGGTCAGCGGGTCCCACGCCGGGGGACCCGGCGCCCCGCCCCCACGGCCAGGGACGCCGAAAAGGGCGTATGCGGGCGCACGGATCACCCGGCCAGTCTCGCGCCCGGGTGCGACGGCCGGGGCGATCACCCCCGATCGGCCCGGGGGCCGATCCGGCGCAAATCCGGCCGTTTTCGGCCAAACCCGCAGGTAGGGCGCAACGGATCGCGTCGTCTGGCCC